TTTCATGAAATTTACAGGTGTTTTTGTCATATACAAGTTGTGCAGCTACTCCAGTTTCACCTGAGTATCTGTTCTTTAAAACTCGTAAAGTGGATACGTTATCGTTTGATTGCTGGTCTCTTTCCAATGCAAGTACGGTGTCACTAAGCTGACTTATAGAAGCAGATCCTCTAAGTTGACCTATAGAAACTCGTTGCCCATCTTCGTGTGCTTTATCATTTTGTGCTCGTCTCAAATGAGAAACTAAAAATAATTTAATTCCTGTTCTCTCAACTAAGCTACGCAAATCAGTCATAGTTCTATCTATCATTCTTCTCTCATCTCCATCTAGTCCACTAAGTAATATGGACAGGTGATCTAAGAAAATAATTTTAGTGTCTAAACCTAGTGCCATGTATTCAATACGGTTATAGATAACATCGCTAGATAAACTACCGAAGTGATCGTATAAATAAAGATTCCAGTTTTTTATGGTTTTATCGTAAGCATTTCTTAGGGTGGTGTATTCATGCTCACCAAGGTGCAGGGCTTTACCCACAGCTACAGACATAAGTCCTAAAGCTGTTCGCCTGTTAGATTCCTCTAAAGCGATGTAGCCAACTTTTTCATCTGTGTTAAGTAACTCAGTTGCTAGTTGTCTACAAAATGTACTTTTACCTTGACCAGTGCCAGCAGTTATTGTTGTTAGCTCTCCGTACCGTATTCCATGAGTCATGGTTTGCAATCCTGGGAACGGGTATTTGTGATTGCAAGGTGGGCTTGGAGTTGTAACAGCTTCTAATAACGATTTGCCATCCACGATACCGTCTGGTTGATACGGTTTCGCATCATATATGGCACGTCTGATAGCCTCCGCATCATCCGCTTGTAACGCATCTGACGCATCCTTATATTTATCCATTCTTGCAATCGTGACTTTACCTGTCGGTAAGACTGACGCTGCAAGTTCCGTAGCTCTTCGTCCTGGTTCATCATTGTCGAAGAACAAGACAATCTCCTTATAGCCTTGTAGTAAAGGTATTTGTTTTTGAATGTCTTTTTTGGCTGACGCACAGCCATGTGGTAGCGATACATGCGGCCATCCAACCATCGCTTCCCAACCTGAAGCGGCATCAAGTTCGCCTTCATAAACGATGATCCTTTTGCCAGAAGTTGGAAAGAGGTGTTGACCAAATAACGTATCTGTTGTTTCACCCTCATACTTAAAGTTTTTTAATTTATCCCTTGTTTTGAATCCTTTAAGACATCCAGAGCTGTCGTAATAAGGGAAACGTAGGTGTGTGTCGTCTCTGTAGATTTTGTATTTCTCACAGGTTCGTTCACTAATACCTCGTTTATTAAGCCTTTGAGGGTTTCCTTTGAATTGCACATTAGATTGCATGGGTAATTTGTTTTGTTCTCCATCTCCAGGTGTTCTCGTTGTGCAACTAAAACAATAAGTATGCCCATCTGTGTACACTGCAAGTGCATCAGATGAGCCACAATCTGGACATGGGTCGTGTCTTATGAATTCACTTTCCGTCATCTAAGCCAATCCACTGGGATAGCATGGAAAGCACACCATTTGATGTTGTATCGAGTACACCATTTTGCGTAGGTAGTTTTTGATTTTTTACTAATTTTTTTATATGGATCTTGAAAGACCATTCTTAAATCAATATGTGGATTCTCAGTCACTACTTGTCTTATTTTTCGCCTGTCTTCAGGTCGCCAATATCCTTTTGTCTCTAAACATATACCGTTAGGTAAAACAAAGTCAGGTGTATATAAATGCTTAAGTGTGTAAGGTAAACTTAAACTTTCGTATTCATAATTAACACCCAACTCACATAAAAGATCAGAGACTTTTTCCTCTAATCCTGATTTAAACATTAAAAGTCGTCTTGATATTGCTCAGTTTCAACTGATGATGGTGCTAAATCTGGAGTTACATTTGGATCATCTGCTTTAAATCCTTTTGTCTTACCAAATAATTCTGCAACTCCTACTTCATCTAAGTCTCCTGTATCAACTCCAGCTCCAGACTGTATGCTTACAATTTGTATGCCGTTTAATTTAAGACTTGTACCGTATGTAACTCCATCACGAAGTACATATGGTTTTTGATGAAAACCTATTTTAACTTTAGATCCTTCATACACAGGTGTTTCTTTATTAGTAATAGGAGTTCCCTCTGTGTCTACAACAGGTGGCCTCTTATCATCAGCCCAAGAAAACTTAACTAGATATTTACCAGCTTCTACTTCTTCCCAGGGTTCAGGTTTTAATGTAGATCTCTTTGGATTCTTAAGTTTTGATTCTGCCCATTTTAGACAGTCTTCTCTTTCTTTTTCAAGAGCATCTACAATATCAGATCCTACAACTGCTCTTAATGTATATCCAAATTTACTTGGCTTTAGGATGGATTGGAAACCAGTTAGTGTGACTGGTTCTTTGGTTAAGTGGATGTTTCTAGCCATTAACAAAAAAAATAAGTGGAATTAATTACTTCTGAGGGAACTAAGTCCCCGATTATGGGTGGTTCAGACTCTGCATTGATAGCCTCTGCAAAATCATTTAAGTAGTCATGCTCTGCAAATAAATGCATGTAGACTTTTCTAACTTTCTTTGACAACTCAGTCATATCAGTGGCTCTACATAAGACACTGTCATGTATAAGTGCTATCGGTTTATCAAATTTATCAACTGTAAAGTGCAGGGTATTTGCATCTAATGAATGAATCAGGTTAGGAGCTGTACCATTTTTGTGACCAGCTAAATCAACTTTGTTGGTGTCATTAGTGGCTACGTTTATTTGACATCTTCCTAACAACTTCATCTTTATTTCGATAACTTCTTTCTTCATGTATCTTTGTGAAACCACAAAACCTGAAGGAGTTACCCATTGCACTTTCTCTCCTCGTTTAATAGTCTTAGCTATTTCCTTTTCTATCCAACGCATTACAGCCATTGGTCCAGGTACAACGTGTTCCATTGCATCCCTTACAGCTTTAACTGTTTGAGTTAGATCTTCCTTCGTTATCTCTACACCTTTTTCTTTAAGAGCATCTCTGATGTATGTTCTATTACTAAAAGGTTTTGCATTATAAGGAATAGTCATCACCGTTCTTTTGGTGCATTTCCTATCCCAATGTTCATGCAAAATAACAGGTATATTAGGCTTCGATTTCTCAGCAACAATCTTGTATGCATCTACAGGTTTATCTGTAGGTAATACATTGCACAACATCGCAGCTGATTTATCTCTAGCTAATCCAGATAGAATCTGTATGCCAGACGCAGTTGCATCAATAGCAATCATCAGGCGTGTTTCCTGACGATCTTTTTCAATAATGCAGTGATACATCTCATCACATGCAGCAAGGAATTGCCAGGGTTCTTCAACACCTTCCCATTCGTGTCTGCTGCCTATTGGATCAGTAGCTATTTTTGCAATTAACGAGTAATTATCTTTTGCCCATTGCAGTCGTTCTGTAATGGTCGCCTTATCTAAACCGTATGTAGTAGCAACTTGAAACATGATCCATTGTTCAGATTCATATGTCAGTTTTGCCGCATCTGCAAAGACTAAAAGTGATTTACCAAAGTCCGTATCTTGAGGAGTTAAGTAAGCGGGGATAGGGTAGCATCTCCCACGCCAATCAAAATTCCAAGGTAGAAAGAAACGATCTCTATCTTTAAATAATTTAGCCGCTTCCATTTGCTTGCGTGTTCTTACGCTTTTCTTAAATACAAGTGCTTGTTTATTACGAGCCTCTGCTGCTTCTCTACAATATGCTTTTTTAAGTTCTGGATTTTCCATATCCAGTGGTTTAGTTGGCATTGGTATGTCAACAATTGGTATAAACTTTCCAACTGCTATACCTCTATGCTGTAGCTCGTGAGCTATATCATATATAAAGGGATTTACACGATAACCAACTTTTTGGATTTTATTTAAAAATCTAAGTGGCAACTCTCCCTGTATTATGCCGACCTCTCCCTGTCGTACCAAGTGATGTCCCCGCATCACCTCATTTAATAAATATCCTCCTTTTCTTTCGTTTGTCCAATCATTTGGTTCTATATACATTGGATATGCCAAGGGTGAAAACAGCTCGGCATCATGCATTATTTGTTCTTTTATTGCCAGAAACCTTTCAGTAGGAACCATTATGTTTGGTGCTTTCCTACCTTTAGCTCTGTCTTTTTCAAACCAACCAGAACTATCTACTAGACAATCTAGTAACCACCCGCCAAGTCTGACTCGTACAGGTGCTGGCCATCTGTTCCATGTCTCGACATTGTATCGATTCATAAGAGTTCTTAAGACAACAACCTTTTGATGTGTGCCGCAAGCTTTATGCCAGTAGTTTTTTTGTATGTAATCTAGTAATCCTGGTACGGTTTTTTCGTAGAAACTTATATGACATTCATCCTCTACAGCACTGCCAATAGAAGAAGAAATATTGCATAAATAATTAGCTTTATCAACGCTGCTAAAAACTTTGTCGATAACTATCTTGCATGTAATAGCTGCAAGTAAACCATCATCTAGATCATTAATGTATTTATATACATCTTTAAAAGCTATGCCGTTATGTCCTCTGCGGATAACGTCCTTGCCTTTTCTAATCTGTTCTCGAACTATTGGTAGTAACTCTCTGAGTGTAGTTACTCCATAAATAGAAGCTGAAGAATAAGATTTATCCTCCAGCTTTTTTGTAGTTTTGTTTAGTAGTTCAATTCCCTGCTTTATTTGATTTCTTTCCAACCGAACTTGCTCATCAATTTGTGATGGTGTAGGCATGATTTTGTGTCGCTAGTCTAGGGTTTGCAGTCATTTAGATCCATTAAGGAAACAAAATCCTAGTAATCGCAACGGTTATCTGGTGTTGTAAGATAACAGTGTCGTATATGGCAATCAGTTCAACTCAGGCTTGAAAACTAGCGTAGGTGAAAGTCTACCGTGGGTTCGAATCCCACCCCCTCCGTACTTTTTCAAATAGTCTGGGTGCTTGTTTACGCCTTGTTTTCAGGCTTTTCGTAAACTGATTGTCTGTTTTTTTACTAGGATCAGTCCTAATCAGTCTTGGTTTTGATTAGATATTTGCCATTGCATTTTGCCTGGCTCTGTTAGAAACTTTTGCATACATTAGTGTGGTTTCTATAGTCTTATGTCCCATAAGTTCCATCAAGGTTCTTATCGGTGTTCCAGCTTCCGCATGCCATACTCCAAAAGAGTGTCGCAAGTGATGAAAATTCATCTGTTTTGGCTGTCCCATAAACTCTAGAACTTTCTTAAAGTTACGCAAGAGTACATCTTTGTTAGACCATTCATCGCCAAAAATACGTGTGTTTTGTTTAGCGTTTTCAAGTCTTCTTTTTACAATTGGGTGAACCCTTGGATGTATTGGAATTTCTCTCCAATCATCGTTTTTAGTTGTAAATCCTGGACGACCACCAATATAAATAGAACCATTACCTTCGTAAGAGTTCAAATCAATATCAACAGCTTTGATGTTTAGAATTTCTGCTTGTCTTGCACCTACATAAGCACCAAACACAGCAATGTCCGCAAGATCATTTCTATAAAAATAATCACTGCGAGCTATTTTCTCATATTCATCAATAACAGCTTTGTCGTACCATTCAGGTCTTCCTGGTTTCTCTTTAAGTTTCGTGAACTTATAAGGTTGTGGAAGTTTCTTTTTTGTATGTGCAAAGTTGAGGACTGCTTTAATCGTTGCCATATAACGATTGGCAGTTGCATCACTAATTCCTCTCTCTTGTTGCAGCTCTTCAATAAAATCATCCATTACATCTTGTGTAATTCTTTTGCATGGATATGAACGTCCATACATGGATGTAAATGAGTTGCAGTGTGAAAGAATGTTTTTGTGACTGCTTTTGTTTCGACCATGTGATTTGTTTCGCTTGAGATCGTAATCTAAAGCTTGACCCCATGTTCTTATTTCAATGTCAGTTGTCATAAAGTATGCGGGTGATTTTGTGTACTAAGTCCTTACCTTTGCGTGTAAGTTTGAGAATTGTTCTACGTTTGTCTGAGTAATCGACCTCCTTTGTAACTAGATTTAAACCTGGCCTACCTAATCGATGTAGTCTTGCAAGCCAGTCAGTGTTTCTACTGCCTGATGCTTTTGTTAATCCTAAATCTTCTTCCATTGCTTGTTTATGGCAACCGTTATGGCTAGCTATATACATAAGAACAGTCAAAGTTTGGATTGGTAACTCGTTCACTTTTGCTTGTAATGGTTCAAGACTTCTGATTAAGTAGCAAACCTTAAGGAGTTTTTCAACGTCTTCATCAGTTACTTGTCTCCTTAGAGGATTCATTAGATTGTTTTTGATTGTCGCCCCACTCTAAACGGTATTTACCTAAATGGATAGATATATCAAAAAAGCTTTCATCGTCCATGCCGATGTATAAAGAACCAATTGAAAATAATCTCATTTGTTAACATAAGTTACTAAATTTGGGTGGATAAATTCAATATTAGATGAGAATGATTATCAATTGCAGGGATTATTTAGGTATAATCACCGTAAATGTATCGTCAGATACCTGTTGTTGCATAAGGTTAACAAGTTCAACTTTTTGTGTATGTTTGTTAACGTCATTAAGCAACCCTTGTAACAATTTGTTGTAAGTTCTTTT